TCACCGCGACATCTCCGGTCCACACGCCCGCGCCTGATCCCGCATGACGCTGTAGTCGGCGAGCATTTCGGCGATAGCCGACCCATCCGGCAGCAGATCGAGCTCGTCGGCTGCGCGTGCCTGGAACTCGCGGCTATTTCGCAGAACTGTCGCCGGTTTGTGGCTCACCCCTCGATCATCCTGCGCACGTCCTTGACGGCACAGACGATCTGGCGTCGCAGGAGGAGTGCGATGACGAGGCCGCCGAGGGCGAGCGCGCCGATGGCCGTGACTGTCTGCCAGTCCATGCCGGCGAGCGCGGCGAGGCCCGCGCTGCCGGAGCCGAATATGGTGGTGATCCAGCTCCACTGATCGGTGCGCTTGCGGATTTCGGCATCGACGGTGTGGGGAATGACCGGCCGGTCGACTTCGCGCTCGATGACGATTTCGCGTGTCGGCTGGGTTTCGGCGTGGCGTGACCGAACCTCGGCGAGGGCCTGCCGGACGCGATCGGGGGAGACGGCGACACTCTGCCCGGCATAGGTCCCCTTGCCGGAGGTAGTGGGCAGCGAGGCCCATTCGCGGGCGAGATTGTTGATGAGGGTGTCTTCGGAGAGACGGCTGGCGAGATACTTGTCGATGCCACGCAGGCCGAGCAGGTAGCAGGCGCAGCGATCCTGCATGGCCGCATCGAAGAGGGCGGAGGCTGGCAGGTCAAGCGTCTTGCGGATGGTTCTGAGCGTGGTGCGCACGATCTGGTAGCGGCCGAGCGCGGAGGAGTTGAGGCTGTTGTTCGGATGCTTCAGCATCTTCGTCTGCAGTGCATCGATCTGCTTGAGCGTCATGGCGACCAGATTGACGTCGCCGCCGGTGTAGGCGCCATAGCCGAGTGTTTCGTTATAGCTGCGCCTGCGGTCGGTGCCCTCGGCAAGGCCAATCAGATCGAGCAGGGGCCGGTAAACATGGTACTTGTCAGGCGCGGCCGGATGCGCCGCGTCCATGGGCATGTTTGTGGTCATGCTGTTGTCCTTTCGCGGAATTGCGCGGCGTGCCGGCATTCGGGCGCGGGGGCGGGGCGTTCTGGCATAGGGCTTGATACCAGACTGTCATCCGGGGTGCCGCGGCCGTGCTGGCGCCCGCCGCCGTGATCGGGAATACCGTCAGGTCGCCACGCCGGACTCGCACAGCAGGGTGATGAAGCGGCGGCGGCGCTCCATGTCGGCGGCGGTGCGAATGTTGTAGACGGTGCCTGAACGTGTCTCGATCAGCCGCCAAGTGGGAGTGATGGTGGCAGTCTCGGTATCGAAGCGCACGATGATCAGCGCCGGCTGCACCTCCTGCAGGCGCGACGCAATGACCGTCTCGCCGCCCTTGGAGGGCAGGATGCAGGCATCGCGCTCGAACTGTGGGACCCACTGGCCGTAGGTGTTGCCGTAGCCGTCATCGACTTCCTCGCGCTTTTCGAGGCGGACGCGGTCGCGCAGGGCATTGGCGGTGATCCGGGCCATCAGATCAGGCTTTTGCGGTAGGGTGCGATCAGGGCATGGACGGTGTGCTCGATGGCGGCATCGATGCTGGTGTCGGCGCCATCGAACAGGCGCTGGACGATGAGCAGGATGGCCTGGCGGATGGGCTCCGGCACGTCGGCCGCCGCGCCATAGCCGGCGGTGAAGATGATCGAGACGGCATCCGCGCGACGGAAGGTAGCCGGCCAGGATTGGCCTGACCGCCGGGTGACATAGGCACCGCGCGCGTCGGCAAACAGATCGTAGACGCCGGTGTCCAATGTCTGCTGCACATTGCCGGCATCGAAGTAGCTGACGCTGTCGATCGCGGTGACCGGCGCCAGCGGCAATGGCAGGTGATCGGCAAAGCGGCCAAACTCCTGTCGCCAGGTTTGGGTAATCATCGCCCGCCCGAGAATGCCGGACCAGCCGTCGAGATATGCCGTCGCCGCCTTGATCTGAGCGGTGATCAGATCGTCCTGGTCATCATGATCAACACGCAGATGGGCCTTGGCCTCGGCCAGCGACACCGGCATGGTCGCGGGCGCAACCGTGCGGACGGGAGCGAGCATGGCTGTCTTCCAACAGGTTGATGAACGGGGGGCGGCCAGAATCTCGGCGCTGCCGACTGTCTGGCCGCTCTGACCGATCAGGCGACCGGCGCGTCGTGGGGATGGCCAAGCGCAAAGACGGCGCCGGCAGCGATCGATGTGCCGGAGGTTTTCGTGATGACGGCGCGGATGTAGCGCTTCGTGCCCTTGTAGCCCTGCTTATAGACCGTGCTGGCCTCAAGCGCAGTCGGCAAAGAGCCGAGCAGATCGCCGGCCGCCACATCGGCAAAATCGCCATCCGTGGTCGTGTCGCTCTCCTGGATGGCGACGACGAAGAGGCCGTCGCCGGCAATCGCGCCGGTGGTGATGATCAGCGTTGCCGCGTTGTAGCCCTGCAGATCGGCATGGCTGCCCTTGGTGGTGGCCGTGACCACGGCCGGAACCAGAGACGCAACGAGGCTGAGGCCGGAGATACCGTCCTTCATGACAGAAGTCCTTTCGATGAATGGGAATTGTGAAGAGACGGGCAGCCGGAGCCGCCCGCCATGTGGATCAGGTGCTGATCTTCAGCAGCTTGAGCGCCTCGAAGTTGACCACGCCGCCGCCGACGCGCTTGGTGGTGTAGAACAACACGTTCGGCTTGGCGGTGTAGGGATCGCGCAGGACGCGGATGCCGATGCGGTCGACGATCAGATAGGCGCGGCCGAAGTCGCCGAAGGCGACGGGAAAGGCATTGGCCGCCACCGCCGGCATATTGTCGTCGGTGTGCACCGGCTTGCCGAGGATGGTGGCCACCTGTGCAGGGCCGGAGGGTGGCGCCCAGACATAGGCGCCTTCGGCGTCCTTGAACTTGCGCACCTTGTTCATGGTCGCATCCGACATCAGCCAGGAGGCTCCGTTCCGGTAGCCGGATTTCAGGGCATAGTAGAGGTCGATCAGGCAATCGGCAGGATTGGCCGAGGCGGTCGCCGCAACAAAGCCGTCAGCCTTGCCTGAAGCGACGAAGCCGATCTTGCCCCAGGCATGGGAGGCATTGGCCACCGTGTCATAGGCAAGGATGCCGCGCGGCTTGTTGATGCCGTCGCCATGGGCAAAGGCAGCACCCTCCTGTTCGGCGAACTCGATCGCCACTTCCTCGGCCAGCCATGCGGCCAGATCGATGCGGGCATCGTCGAGCGAGGTCTGCGTGGCACCGGGCATGGCGTAGATCTCGCCGGTATTGATGGCGATCTCACGCAAGGTCGGCGTGGCCGTGCCAGGACGATCCTGTTCCTCGCCAACCCAGCCCGACGTCGCCCCGCCCATATTGACCAGCTTCTTGTAGGTACTGGTCGAGATGGAGATGGTGCGGGCGAGCGAGCGGATGGTGGAGACGGTGCCGAGCACCCGGTCGATCCCGGCCTCGGTCTCTTCCGGCACCAGATAGCCGCCGTCGGGATCGGACTGGGTGGTCAGCTTGGCCTTGACCTCGAGATCACGCAGGCCGGCATCGACGCCGCGGCGGAAGAAGCGGTCGAAGGCCTGGGCATGTTCGGCCTTGTCGGGGTCAGCCGGGCCACCCACCCCGCCGACCTTCACTGCTGCCAGCGCGGCATTGGTCTCGTCGAGGGCCTTTTGCAGGGCGGTGATCTCGGCATTGATGCGGTCGACCTTTTCGGTCTGGACCACATCGGCCATGCCGGCCCGGATGTCGGCGAGTTCCTTGTCGCGCTCGACCTTGAAGTCCTCGAAGGTCTTCTGCAGTTCGGCCAGGATTTTGGTGGCGTTACCGGTTTCGGCGCGCACGCCGACGATCCCGCGCGCACGCGGGGTGAGTTCGATACCCATCTCGGGTCTCCTATGATCTGATGGTGTCGATCAGCCGCTGCAGGGCGGCGGCATTCAGTTCGGGATTGTCGCCTGCATCGCGCGCGGCGGAAGGCTGGCCTGCATCACGCGTGGCCGAGCCGATCAACTCCGAGAGCATCTCGGAGCGCATGGTGCGGGTGAAGCCGGCCTTCGCGAGCGCGGCCTCGGTTTGCCGGCGTGCCATCAACCGCCGGTCTGTGCTTTTGGCATCGCCGGAAGGCGCTGCAACGCCATCGTCGACGGCATCGGCAAAGCCATATTCGACGGCCTGCGCTGCCGTCATGAAGGTCTCGGCATCCATCAGCCGTTCGATGCCGACGCGATCCATGCCGGTGCGGGCTTCGTAGATGTCGGCAAGTGCCGCATCGAAGCCATCGAACAGGCTGGCGGCCTCGCGCAGGTCATGGCGGTTGCCGATGACCAGACCCCAGGCATTGTGCACCATCATGAAGGAGCCGAGCCCCATGCGGATCACATCGCCGGCCATGGCGATGATGGAAGCGGCCGACGCTGCCCAGCCCAGCACCTCGACGGTCACCTTGGCAGGATGGGAACGCAGTAAATTGTAGATGGCGATGCCCTCGAACATGTCGCCACCCGGCGAGTTGATGCGCACGATGACGTCGCGATTGCCGATCGAACGGAGCGCCGCCGAGATGCGCTTTGCCGTGACGCCGCCGCCTGTCCAGCCATCGTCGCCGATGACGTCGAAGATGGAGATGGTGGCGTCGGCGTCGGCATCGGGCGCAGCGGCAAGCGGATGCTCGGCCCATTTCGTCAGCACGTCGGAGGGTGCGTCCCACTGGTAATTGCGCGGACGCGCAAAGACCTGCGCCTCGGGCAGTTTGCGAAGGCTCATGTGTCAGTGTCCTCTTCGAGCGACGACCTGTCGTGATCGCTGTCGTCGGTGATCGGCGTTCCCGCCGTGTTGGGCGGCGGATAAAAGACATCGCCCCCATCGCGCGGGTTCTGGTCTTCGAGCGCCCGGATTTCGTTCGGGCTGTAGACGCCCCATTGCAGGCCTTTGACGTAAGCCTCCCAGCGCGCCTTGATGTCGCCCTTGACCAGAGCCGCCCGGTTGAAGCGCGCGTAGAGATCGTCTTCCGCGCCGATCAGGTCGCGGTTGATCGCCTCTTCCCACATGGTCAGATGGTCCTCGAGCGTCCAGGCGACGAAGCCGATCGATTGCTGCTCGATACCCGTGCCCCAGCTGGTCGACTTTTCCGTGTCGCCAATCATGTGCGGCGGGACACCGAAGAACATGGCAATGTCGGTGCGGCTGAACTTGCGGGCCTCCAGCCACTGCGCATCCTCCGCCGTCATGGCGATGCGGGCATAGTCCATGCCCTCTTCGAGGATCAGGTTCTTTCCCTCCTGCTCGCCGCCGGAACGGAACTCTTCGAGCCCGGCCTTGAGATTGGCGACCGCCTCGGGCCCGAGCTTGTTCGGATGTTTCAATACGCCGCTGACGCGGGCGCCATTACGGAAGGTGGTTGCACCATGGTCTTCCATGGCCAGCGACAGCCCGATGGTCTCGCGGGCGTAGGCAATCGCCGACACGCCATGCACGCCATCCAGCGTCAGCCCGACCAGATGGAACACTTCCGGCTGAGCAAGCTGGATGCGCCGTCCGTCCTGGCGGGTGTAGATGTATTCCAGCGCCAGATCGTCCGTCTGCCTGACCTCGACCCGGTCGGGATGCAGCGGGATCAGTTCCTGCACCAGTCCGCGTGACCGCACGATCATGGCGTAGGCGTTGCCGCGCAAAAGCAGATGCGCCTGCAGCATGCGGCGGAACTGCGACGGCGTCTGCCAGCGGTTCGGCCGTCGTCGCAGCACCGTCCAGATCGGCGTGTCGGAGGCGTCTTCGCGGGTGCGCTCATCCACCCGGCGCTTGATGTGCAGCGGCAATGTCGCCACAGCACCCGAGATGATGCGCACACAGGCATAGACGGCCGCCACCCGCATGGCGCTGTCGGGCGTCACCGCAGCCCCCGAGGCGGTCACCGTTCCCGAGCGCAGCGCCTCTTCCAGCTGCTGCGCCGTGGTGATGACGATCCCGCCACCCGCATCCCGGAACGACGCGCGCGGAGATGCGGCCGGCGGTTTTGCGCCGCCGAACCAGTTCGACCAGAATGCCATTGGGTTCTTTCGTCAGCTCTTTACAGCATCAGGATGCCGCGGGTCTCATACACCGAGCGGCCGGCATTGACGTCGCGGGCCAGCGCCCGCCCGAGCGCGTTGCAGATGGCGACAATGCCGTCGATGCGCTCTCTGGAGCGTTCCTTGTCCGGCTTGATGTTGCCGGCCGGATCATGGCGCACGGCAACATTGGAGGCGTTCCATCGCAGCACGGGATGGCCGCCATGCCAGAGCGAGCGTGACACCGAAAGCCGCTCCAGCTCCGCCGTGGGTGCCGCCATGGACAAAAACCCTTGTCCGAACTGCACCAGGTTCAAGCCTTCATCCTGCAGATGCTGGACGATCTCGCCGGCAAAGGTGCGATCATAGGACAGCTCCCGCAGATCATGGCGTGAGGCCAGCTCCAGTATCTCGGCCTCGATGAAGGCAAAGTCGGTGGCATTGCCGGGTGTCGCGGTCAAAAATCCCTGATCGCGCCAGACGTCATAGGGCACGCGGTCGCGCCGCACACGGCGGACTATGTCGTCCTCGGGAATCCAGAAGCGGCAGGTGACGATCCATTTGTCGGCAAGCTTTCCAAGCGTTTCATCCAGTGTCGGCGGGAAGACCAGCACGAAGGCCGACAGATCGTTGACGCGGGCAAGATCGAGCCCGCCATAGCATTCACGCCCCAGCAGCTTGCCTTCCAGTTCCTCCAGCTCGTGTTTGACGATGCGCCAGTCAGTGGCAACCGGCAGACCTCCCTCCTCCCAGACGCCCATGTCGAGCCAGCGGGTGACCTGCTCGGTCCATTCGTTCAGCCGCAGCCGCCGGATGGCGTTTTGTTGCGCTGGCATTTCCTTGGCCTCGTCGATCTGCCGCTTCAGGTCATCCAGCTTCACCGTCACGCCAAGGCTCGGATTGGCCTTCACCCAGACCTTTTCGTCGGTCCAGTCGTCGCCCTCATCGATGGTGGCGATATAGGCAAACCAGCTGTCCGACGACTCCATCGGCACCGTGCCTTCCAGCGCCTTCACCGAGAACTCGTGATGCTGGCGGCAGACCGAATGGCGATCATAGCCGGCCGTCGTGATCTCGAAGATCAGCGGCTGGCGCCGTGCACCGGTTGCCGTGTTGAGCTTCTGGATGATCTCTGGGCCCGGATGTTCGTGCACTTCATCGACGGCCGCAAAATGGATGTTCAGCCCGTCCATCTTGCTGGCGTCCGCCGACAGCGGCCTGAACCAGGACGAGGTCGGCAGCACGGCCAGATTGTTCACCGTGCGTGTGATCCTCGATTGCAGCGCCGAACTCGCCGCCACCATGCGCTCGGCCTCGCCAAAGACGATCCTGGCCTGATCGCGCGTCGTTGCCGCCGAATACACATGCGCACCGGGCTCGCCATCGGCGATCAGCGCATAGAGCGCCGTGCCGGCCAGAAGCACCGACTTGCCGTTCTTCCTTGCTACTTCGACATAGGCGGTGCGAAACCGGCGCAAACCGTCCTTGCGCTTCCAGCCATAAAGCGAGCCGACGACGAACTGCTGCCAGGGTTGCAGCACGAAGGGTTCGCCCGCCCATTCGCCGGTCGAGTGGCGCAGATGGCCGAAGAAGTCGATCGCATGACGTGCCGCAGCGCCATCCCAGACCAGGCCGCGTTTTACCCCCACCTTCAGGTCCGTGAGGTGGCGCTCGCAGGCCAGACGCACCAGCCGGCCGGCGACGATCCGGCCGCCAGCCACCGCACGGGCATAGGCTGTAACCGGACAGGGTGGTGCTTTCCTGCCGCTCCCGTCCAGTGGGCGCGAAGCACGGGAACTAGGCTTTGCGGCCACGGTTCAGGAACTCCTCGAACGGATCGCTCGTCTCGGCGGGTTCGGCCATGCGGATGCGCGAGCGGCTGGACGGCGTCAGCCCGAACTCGGCCTCGATCTGCGCCATCTGCGCCAGGCACTTGTTGGCCACAGCCAAGAACGGGTTCTGGATGATGTTGTCATTCGACGTCTTCACCACAGGGCCACGGCGCTTCACTTCCTGCTCCGCCTCCAGCCAGCGCCGCCAGATCACGACGTAGCGGGCGAGTGCGCCGGTATCCAGTTCCGTCATCACGCCATGGCGGGCCAGCAATTCCGCCATCGCGGTGAACTTATCTCTGGCAGCCTCGTCGAGGTGATCCGGCGGTTCGGGCGTCGCCACCACCGGCTTCGGCTCGGCCTTGTTCAGGCGATGCGGACGGGCCGTGCCCTTCACCAGCTTCAGATGCGTCGGCAGCGGCTTGCGTCCCGCCATGGTGGCTTCTCCATACATTTATCCTGTGCCGTCACTACGAATGCGCACCGCTTCGAACACCCGGCGCAGACAGTAACTGCGCGCGATCGACACCACGGTGAAGATGGCGCCCATGGCCATGTTCTCGGCCAGCGTGGTGGACAACCCGAACAGCGGGAACACCAGCATCTGCGTGATCACCGCTACGCCGTAACCGACGGCGACGTTGGCCAGCGACTCCACCAGAGACATGGTGCGGGATTGCTTCATGCCGCTGCCGCATCCCCGGTCGCGGTCCCGGCATCAGGCACTCGGTCGGCGGCGATCTCATCAAAACGGCGACCGTCGCCATCGAGCCTGGCCGCCTTGCCGGTGAATGCCTGCCAGCGCTTGACGACCACATCGCAGAAGGCCTCCGACAGTTCGAGGCCATAGACGCGGCGGCCGGTCTTCTCGCCGGCGATCAGCTGTGAGCCCGAACCGGAGAACGGCTCGTAGCAGATGTCGCCCGGTCTTGTGTGCAGCTGCATCGGCAGCGTGAACACCTTGACCGGCTTCGAAGTCGGATGCTCGCGGGTTTCGATCTCCGAGGATGGGATGTTCCACACCGTGGTCGGCCAGCTCTCGAACCCCTCGCGGTTGATGCGGGGCTTCTTGCCGCGACGCCATCCGAACAGGCACGGCTCATGCGCCCACAGCATCACCGAGCGCGTCAGCACCGGGCGCGATTTGGCCCAGATGATCTGCTGGTGATGCAGCACATCGAACTGATCCCAGACCGTTTCCAGCATGCGCTGGCGGCGCGAGGCGTGCCAGCAATACCATGCCACATCCTCGGCAATGGCATGCTCGATCGCCACCTTGCAGAAGGCCTCGTAGAACTGCGGTCCTTGGACAGTATCATCCCAGTGCGGCTGCTCGATATAATCGTCGCCCCAGTCCTTGTTGGCGATTTTCTTCGCCCGCGCCGAGGCGGTTTTCTTTGTCGGATGGTTGGTTCCGTCATAATCGACCAGGTAGGGCGGATCGGTGGCAAACAGCGCCGCCCGCTCGCCGTTCATCAGGCGACCAACATCTTCCGGCGAGGTGCTATCACCGCACAGCAGCCGGTGATCACCCAGCAGCCACAGATCGCCGCGCCGTGTGACAGGCGTTGCCGGAACTTCCGGAATGGCGTCATCCTCGGTCAGGCCGTCCTGCTCATCACGATTGCCGTAAAGCAGGTTCTGCAGCTCGTCATCGGCAAAGCCGGTGAGGCCAAGGTCAAAGCCGGCCTCCTGCAGGTCGGAAAGCTCGAGCGCCAGCAGGTCCTCATCCCACTCGGCCCAATTGGCAGATTTATTCGCCAGGAGGCGAAATGCCTTGATCTGCGCTTCACTCAGTTCGTCGGCGAGAATGACTGGGACACTGTCCAGCTCCAGCCGACGAGCAGCCTTCAATCTCAGATGACCGTCAACCACAAGGCCATCGCTGCGCGCGATGATCGGGATGCGAAACCCAAATTCCATGATTGCGCCGACCATTTGATCAACCGCATCATCATTGCGACGCGGATTTCGGCTGTACTCGATCAGCCGATCAAGCGGCCAATGTTCGAGATGCAATTCGTTCATGGAGTTTTCTTTCAAGTATTCTCAGCTTCATCAGGGTGACGGTCTGGCGCTCCTTGAGGCTGGAACGCAGTGCAAGTTTTGCGATCTTCCAATCCGGTGCAGTGGCTTCCACTTCCAGGAAAATGTTCTCTGTTCGCTTGTGGCAGGATTTGCATAGCGGAATGAGATTGGTCTGCGTGTTGTCGTGTGTCAGCCGGAAGGGAATGATGTGATGCACTTCAAGTTTTCGGAGCCGACCACAGAGCGCGCAAAAGGGAGCTTTGCGGATCGCCTCCCGTCGATGAACTCTCCATCGAGACCCCCGGCCAGATACCCGTTCGGTACGGCATAGATGTTGTTCATAACAGCGGCGGCAACAGAATTTGCCACGGGCGTTCGTGCGTCCCGACAAAGCGCTACGGAGCACTTCGAAACCTTCGCCACAGGTCTGGCAGATACGGGCAATGCGGACCGCCTGACTGCGACATGCCCGTGAGCAATATCTCGGCCGCGCCAACCGTGCGGCCGATGATGATATCGGATATCTGAAGCCACAATGAATACACGTCGCAAGAATGCTACGTGCGCGTATGGTGGCTAGCCCCTTGGCTCCAGATTCGCGGGCTGCGCAACTTTTGCAGCGGTCGGAGCGGTTGTCCCGGCGTACAGATTCAGTCCGCTCGCATTCCCGACAAACGCGGATGCGATGCTGTCTTAACTTTGCCATTCGTAGATCGCGGGCAGATCAGTCAGTCGCGAACTGCGGGTTGATACAGGCGAACGAATGCACCGAACTGCCGATATTCGACGGCCAACTGGCGGGTGTGGTCGCGCGTAGTGCTACCGGCAGGTTCTGCCATGGCCATTTTCTGCATCCAATGAATTCAACATCTTAGTCATGCCCCCCCCCATCGCCATTTTGGCCACGGATGCGTTCTTGGTGGCGCGCGGTCCTGGCAGCAAACTTTCGCTACTTTTGAGGTCCCCGGGGGGTGTTGCGGGCTCATGTGCAGCGCCGCGTATTGCCGAAGCCGCCATCCTTCGCTGCGGTCTTCCGGCCGTGGCACGATGCGCACAGCGCCTGCCAGCGGCTGCGATCCCAGAACACCGTCTCGTTGCCATCGTGCGGATCGATATGATCGACGACACTCGCCGGGCGGATCAGATCATGACGCGCGCATTCCACACACAGCGGATGCTCGTGCAGGAACGCGGCGCGTTCCGTTCGCCAGCGCTTCGAGCGGTAGAGCGCACGTGCCACCGGATTGCGCCTGCTTGCGTAATCACGATCGCGCTCGCGCTTGTCGCGCCGGCCAACCGGGCGATGGATCGGCGGACGCACGGGCATGGGGCTGATCTCGATGATGCTGATGACGATGGTGCCGGAAACGACAACGCCCGCGAGGGATCGTCTCCGTCGCGGGCGCTACTCTCCCGAGCATAGTCAAAACTATAGCTGATTTGCCCTCGTTTGTTGCATGGAAAAGTGTTGCAACACATTGGAGTCACTGCGCATTCAACCGCGCCGCAATCTTGGTGAGGGCGAGCTGCCAGCGTCGCCACGCCGTAGTGCGATCGCAGCCATGCTCATGGCTGATCACCTTCCAGGGTACCCGGGCCGCGCGCGACCAGACCAGCTTGCGCTCCGACTCCTCGATCCAGAGCACCCAGTCGAAGGTCTGCTCGAGCCGCGTGATCGCCGCGGCCGACGGCCGGATACGCATCGGCTCGGGTTCCATGAACGCAATCTCGCGCCTCGACCGCACGATCTCGGGCCAGGTGTTGAAATACCCCTGCACCTTCACCGGCGGTAGCTTACGCAGGGTACGAAACGCCTCCTCGAAATGATCGGCGACGCACTCGGCAGTCCATTCGCGCTCAGCCATGGCGCGCCTCCCTGTCGGAAGGACGTGGTCCGTAGAGCTTTTCGCCGAGCTGGCGGACCAGTTCACGCTCGGGCCAGGTGAGGCGATCGTCATCGGCGGAGACCGCGAGGACGCCCTGTTCGCGCCAGCCCTCGCGCTTGACCTGCTCGGGATCGCGGCGCCGACCGCCGTAACCGTGGGGATGCCATCTCATGCGACACCCCCGTTCGTCTCGATCGCCCAGAGCAGGATGGCGATGGCGTCGGCCTCGTTGTCGTCGGCCGGGCTGAAGCCGCGGGCGCGGACGGCGGCGACCATCGCGGCCTTGTCGGCGTTGCCCTTGCCCGCGGCGTGGCGCTTGATCGTGCCGACCGGAACACCCTCGTAGGGCACGCCCCGAAGCTCAGCCCATGATGTGAGCGTGGCCATGAGCCCGCCGTAGATGTGGCTCGCGTCGGTGCCTGCGTGGCGGCGGACCTCTTCGAACCAGATCGCGGCGACAGGACCGGACTGCCGGTCGATCTCGGTCAGCCAGTTGGTGAAGCGAAGATAGCGCATGCCGCCGCCGTCGAAGCGGCCGGGACGGAAGCAGACCGTGCCGGTGGTGATCAGCCCATCATGGCCGCGCAAGGCCCAGCCTGTCGTGGTGCCCAGATCGAGGGCAAGGATCGTGCGCGACGGCGGATTCAGGGTTGCGCCCGGCTCGACGCCGGACAGAGTCGTATCAGCCATGGGTGGTCTCCTTTTCTGTTTGGCTGCTCGGGTGGAAGACGACGGCGGTTGATGCTTGGCGGTAGCGGCCGCCGTCGTCGGATTGGGGTTCACGGAAGGTCAAAGCCCCCGCGCGCGGACACCCCGCTACGTATGGGATGGGGGCCAACTCCTCCGGTTGGCCCCCCATACGTAGTATGGGGGCTTTCCCCACTAACTCCTCCACATCGCCCAACGCATTGAAAACACGTCGCAAAACATGATTTTGGAGGAGTTGGGGAGGAGTTGGGCCACTAACTCCTCGACCGCCGCAAGTCATTGATTTCATTGAAACAGGAGTTGGGGAGGACATAGGAGTTAGGCCTCACTCTTAGGAGTTGGGGAGGCCTCTTCCGCGTCCGTCGTCGTCTCGGGATAGACCCAGACAGCCGGGTTTTCGACGTCCATGCAGACGCCGGAAAGCGGGCATTTATAGTGGCTCGGCAGCACCGGAGCGGCGGTCTCGCGGACTTCCCCGGTCTCGGGGTCTACCTGTTCCTCGGAGCGGAAACGCATGCCCTTGACGCAGAGATAGCCGAAGCGCGACCGGACCTTTGGGTATCCGAATTGTGCGCCGTCGCGCAGGAACTTGATGTGACCTTTCGTGGCGAGGACACTGAGGCGTTCCCTGATCGTGAATTTGCTGCCAAGGCCGCTCTTGTTCTCGAAGGCTTCGGCGAACTGCATCGTCGTGTAGAGCCGGCCCTCGGCCGCTTCCTCGAAGAGAATGTCGAGGATCACGTCCCGCTTGCGGTCCCGCTCGGCATCGAACTTCGCCCCCTGTTCGGCGCGCACGAGCCGTTCGTTCATCGGGTTGACCTCGACCCACGCCCCCTTGACCTTGTCGACGAGTTTGGGCTTCAGCGCGGGGCCGTTCCTGAGCTCGATCTCAAGCTTCCGCTCTGATGCGTCTTCGTCCGGCCGGTGCAGGATCAGGCCCGTCGTGTAGAAACCCCTGAGCGCGCTGGCCCCGGACAGCGCGAGGAATGGGTCGTCCTTGAGCTGCTGTTTCGAGAGCTTCCTGGTGTGATGGACGAGGATGACGCCGCAGTCGGGATCGATGTGGTCGCGCAGGACCTCGACCCGCTCTTTCAGGAAAAACATCATCGCGGCGTTGTCGTTCTCGCCGCCGCCATCCGGGCCGCCGTCGAAGAGGTTACGGATCGGGTCGATGCAGAGGATGTCGAGAGGATCGTCGGGGAACGCCGCCGCCACGCGGGCGCTGCCTTCGGCGTCGAGCAGCATCTTCAGCTTCGGGGTGACGACGAGGTTGTCGCGCGCGGCGGCGATCAGCTCCGCATGCAGGCCGATCTGCTGCATGCGCTCACGCAGGTAGTGATACTGGATCTCCGCCTGCAGGTAGAAGATCCGCAGCGGCCGCGGCGGCGTGAAGCCAAGAAAGGGCACGCCAGCCGCCATGTGCACGAGCCATGAGATCAGGAAGTCGCTCTTGCCGACCTTTGGTGCGCCGCCGAGCACCAGAAGGCCACCCGGCGTCAGCACGCGCGGCGCGATGATGTCGTCGGGCATCGGGCTCACGTCGTCAAGCAGCGCGCCGAGCGTGAAGGTGGGAAGCTCGTTCGGCGCGGGTGCCGCGCTGTCGAGGCGGACCAGCGGGGGACCGTGACGTTCGACATGGATGGACCAGAGCCGCTCCGACTCGCGCTTCAGCCGCTCCACCGGCCAGGCAGGCCGCAACATGGCGGCGTTGTATTCACAGATTGCCTGCCAGCCTTCGCCCTTCGACAGCCGGCCGTCGTGCACCATGCGGATGAAATGGCCGATGGCGGCCGAGGCCCCCTCGAAGCGCGACCAGTCATCGGCGCCGCCCTCGCGCACCGGGGTGACGAGCACATCGTCCACTGCCGGCTTGTCGGGCGTGGCGAAATCCGGCGTCAGGCTCACGCCCGGCGCGGGCGGCATGTCGGCCACGGCCTCGGCGAACTCGTCGAGATCGCGCTCGAGGCTTGCGTTCAGTTCGACGATCCGCACCAGCGTCTTGAGGCCGTTCTTGTAATAGACCGAGCCCGCCACCCGGATCGGCTGATGCGCTGAGCGGAAATGCATGTCGCCGCCGACCTTGGCGGCAATGTCGCCGCGCAAACGGCAGATGCGAGTGATATCGTGGCCTTCGGCCGGCTCGGTCAGCTTCCACCAGACATGGGCCTTGCGCTGTCCATCCGGTGTCACGCCACCGCTTTCCACCACCATGGTGGGGGACCCGAGATGACGCTCGAGATGGGCGCGCTTGGCGGCGATGTCGCCGCTGTCGATATCCACGACCACGGCCTGCATCTGGTAAACGTCGGCGGCCTTGGCCTGGCCGCTTTCCGCGACCGTGCCGGGAATGACGTAGACCGCCGCGCCTTCGCGCGCGGCCCAGCCCGCGAAGGTCGCCATCTTCCCGGGCGCCGTCCGACGATCTAGGTGACATACCCATAAAATAGTTTTCGGTTTGAATGGTTTGTGATTCACTGTCTCCATTGATTTGGAGGCAGCGATGGCGCGTTTTGATTTAACAGATTTCGAATGGTCCGTGATTGAACCACTTCTTCCGACCAAGGTGCGAGGTAAGCCTCGCGTTGACGATCGACGTGTTTTGAACGGTATCTTCTGGCGTCTGAGAACGGGTGCGCCATGGGCAGACATTCCAGCCCGCTACGGGCCTTATACGACGTGTGTAAATCGCTTTAACCGCTGGCGTCGTGCTGGGCACTGGGCACGTATTCTCAACGCAATATCAGAAGCTTATGATGGCGACATTCAGATGATCGACTCCTCGTCAATCCGCGTCCATCAACATGCGGCCAACGGTCAAAAAAAGACGAGCGATCCAGTTGCATGGGTCGTTCGCGCGGCGGCCTGACCACAAAAATTCATGCACTTGTTGATGCTGATGGTCGCCCAATTCGCCTGAAGCTGACTGCCGGACAAGCACATGACGGACGTTCGGCAGCCGATATGTTTGAGACGCTCGGGTCTGGGCAGATACTATTGGCAGATCGCGCTTACGACAGCGACAGCTTGCGTCAAAGTCTCTCAGAACGAGGAGCATGGGGCTGCATTCGCCCCATGCCAAACCGTGTGAATATCCCCGCCTTCAGTCCATGGCTCTATAAACAACGTAACGCTGTCGAAAGGTTCTTCAACAAACTCAAACACTTCCGGGCCATCGCAACCCGATACGACAAACGCGATGATAATTTCCTCGCATCTATCCAGCTTGCTTCAATTCGTATTTGGCTTCGATCTTATGAGTCGGTCACCTAGCGCGAGGGCGTCCCGCCAGTGCGAAGCGAAGCTATCCGCCATGCCTCACCTCCTCTCGCGTCATGGGATGGGCATCAGCATCGCATAAAACAGAACACATCAAAAACACTGCAAATGTATGGGCTATCCTGGCGCTCATTTATCCAGCTCCAGCACCCCTTGCGGATCACCTGCAAATTATCCGGCCTTGGCGGCACCTCGTGGCTTTTTCTTGCCCGGCTCGAGGCGTTCGAAAATCGAGGTGTAATCAATATTGCGACACGCCATTTCGGCAAGAAGGCTCGCGATTACCGCGAGATGGATTGGGACATCACCTTTCTTCTTGTTGTTGGAAACTGAATTCGGTTGCATGCTCATAAGTTCTGCGAAGCGCCGGACAGTGAGCCCCGCCTTGTTGAGTTCGATGATGAAATCGTCGTAGGTCACGGCAGCCTTCACCCATGATTTAATGAGACTAGCACATAAAATCATGTGCCTACAATCGCCTTCTTACGTGGCTGTGCCAGGCTGTGTCTGCCGCTGGGCCTTCGCAAATGCCCGGCTGTTACAACGAACCGCTCCAGCGTAGGCACGATGAGCCTGACGGGATCGGCAGCAGGCTGACCGCTCTCACGAGCCAACACCTGAGCGTAAGCGGCCAGATCGCGGTGGAGCTGCGCGTGAAGTCCCATCGTTACCTTCACCGGTTTATCGTCGGCCAGCGGGCCGAGTTTCAGCTTGATCATGTTCAACCTCCAGCGTTCTCGAATACGAGGTTACGCGGTACGATCACGCGGACCGGGTAGCGATCCGCGTTCGAACAACCCGGCGGCGCGACGCTTCGATCGAGGATCAGTTCCGCATCAGCCGCGAGCCGGGAAGCGCCAGGGCTGGCAGGTGGTCAGCACCTGCTAGGATGCGGCGATCTCGGGCTCGAGCATGATCCTGCGGCCGGGCATCCAGTCCCTGTTGCAGGATAGGCAGGCAGGCCGGTTCGACATGGTGCTGCCCGCCACTGACAAAGAAACCGCGCCAATGAATACGCCGCTCACCTATGATGATCTCGCCCGCTGCTCCGACGATGAGCTGTATGCTCTGCACGACGAGGTGTTCATCCGGCTGGTGCGCAGCGCTCCGGGGTCCTTCGGCCGCAGCATCGCAATGGCGAACCTCAACACGATCAAGACCGTCTTGCTCGCTCGCGCGAGCGTGCAATATGCCGACCTTCCGGCTGCGACGCGATGAGCCGCAGCCGGAAGACAAAGCGGCCTATGCGGTCGCCCGACCCTCGCCCTGAAGGCTGGCGAGATAGTCGCCGGCCTTGCTGGCGGCGGAGGCCGCCGCGAAGATCGCCTTGCGGTCAGCCTTCATGATCCGCATCCAGTGCTCGATATAGGCGGCATGGTCGGGCCGGGGCTCGACCGTGATCCCGAGATCGCCGCAGAGGAAGGCGGCCCCCAGCTCGGCGACAAGCTCTTCCATAGCATAGGCATCATCGCCGAACCGCTCGGCGAACTGGCGATCGAGGCGATGCCTGGCGCCGGACCAGTGCGCATTATGCCGAATTCGGCATAACATCCATTATGCCGTAAGACGGGTTATGCCGCATGGCCGGGTTTGGTGGCTTTCGCACCTGCGTTCGGCCATGCAGCAGTTCGGCATAATCAGAGCGCTTCGAGGAAGGCGAGCAGTTCGTCATCGGGACGATATCGTCCTGGATGCGTCTCTGGGCTTGCGACCTGAGCGAGCGCCTTTTCCTTCAGCCGCATGTCGGCGTGGATATAGATCTGGGTCGTTTCCACGGATTCGTGCCCGAGCCACAGTGCGATCACCGATTGGTCGACGCCGTGGTGGAGCAATTCCATCGCTGTGCTGTGGCGCAGCGTGTGCGGCGTGACGCGTTTGCCCGCTAGGCTCGGACATGAGCGCGATGCTGTTAGGCAATGCTTGCGAACCAGATGCTCCAGCGCATCCCGGCTGAGCCGTTCACCACGGATCGAGGGGAACAACGGTCCGTCGCTGTCCCGGCGTTCGCCGATCCAAGTCTGGATAAGCTTGGCCGTGTCGCGACGAAGAGGCGTACTGCGTTCCTTCCGCCCTTTGCCGATGCAGCGGATGTGCGCGCCGGTACCCAACACCACATCCTTGCAGCGCAGGTTGACCAGTTCGGACGCCCGAAGTCCTGTCTGAAGTGCGAGCACCAGCAGGACATGATCACGCCGCCCCGCCCATTTCGTTCGATCTGGCGCAGCCAGCAACGCCGCGATCTCATCCGCGTCAAGGAATGTGACGCTCCTCTTCACATACCGCTTGTTCGGCATCGAGAGGATGCGCTGACAATGAAGAAGCCAGCTCGGGTCGGTCAATGCGACATAGCGGAAGAATGAGCGGATGGCGGCAAGCCTTGTATTGCGGGTGCGCGCCGTGTTGCCGCGTGCCGTCTCGACATGGGCCAGGAAGTCGGCGATGAGATCGGCATCAAGATCCTCGATCGTCAGTTTCGTCGGCGGCTTTCCATAGCGCGCGCTCGCGTACTGGATCAGCAGCCGGAACGTGTCGCGATAACCGGCGATGGTATGACGGCTTGCCTCCATCTGGGTGCAGAGCCGATCGGTGAAGAAGCGCTGGATCAGGGCGGAGAAGTTGCTCGTCTTCAT